GTTGTAGATGTTACTCCATCAAGAATGTTTAGTTCTGTTGCAGTAGATGTTACTCCATCTAATATATTAAGTTCTGAGGTTGTAGCTGTAACACCATCTAAAAGATTTATTTCTGTTGCAGTAGCTGTAACTGCTACATCCTCATTTATTTTTGGACTTGTTAATGTTTTGTTTGTAAGTGTAGCAGTTGATGCTGTTGAAACTAAATCAACGTCACCACCTGTGCTTGGTAGTGTTAGAGTATTTGATGCAGCTTCTGAGTGTGGTGCAGCTTGAAGTGTTTGTGCGTGAGCATTACCAGACTCACAGTAAAATTTTATTTGTGATCTTGAACCACTATTTTTTAAATCAATCAACCCTGATTCAATGCCAACATTACCATCTAGTAAAATTTGTCCTGAACCTTTTGGTGTTAGTTTTAAACTAATATTTGTATCACCACCTGTTGCAGATATTTCAGGTGAATTACCTGTTGCAGCGTTTGTTACATCAATCTGATTAACAGCAGATGCTGTGGTTTGGAATATAATTTGTTCGTTACCATTTTCATCTGCAATAAAATGTGCATCATCAATAAGTATGTTATGTGAGTTAGTATCAAGATTACCACCTAGTTGTGGAGATGTATCAGCAACAACCTCTGTCAAACCACCTGCACTAGATATAAGATTTGTTACAGATACTTTCTTTAATGCACCTGCATCATTATCGTGAATAAGTAAATCATCGTTTGTAATATCAACCCCTGCAGAGTTTAACTCATCTAGTCCTGATATTACGTTTGCATTTACCATTGCAGTTTCTACTGCACCATTTGCTATTGTTACAGCACCTGCAGAGGATATTGTTACATCACCTGACACTGCCACAGGATTAAAGTTAGTACCGTCTGCAACCATGATATGACCACTGGTGTTTGTACCCATAGTTAAGTCATCACCTGATATAGTCAAATCACCTGCGATTGTAACGTCAGCACCACTAAAAGTTAATGCTGTTGTTGTTCCTGATTTAATTATTAAATTACCAGATGTGTTAGTTGCACTACCAAATGTTGTGCCACCATCTTTAAAAAATATGTCACCACCATCTGCATCAAGACTAATATCTCCTGCAACATCTACTGTCAAATCTCCAGAAGATAAATCTATCTCTGTGCCATCTATTGTAATATTATCAATAGATACTCCTGCATCAGCAGTTATGGCTGAACTAAAAGTATCTAACGCACCTTCAAAGTATGTTTCAAAATCAGTTAATGCAACTTGTTTCATCGTGCCAGCATCATTTACCACTACCCTATCAGCATCAGCTAACGTAGTTGAAGTAGCAGATGTGTCACCATCCATTATATTTAACTCAGTGGTTGTAACTGTAGCACCATCAAGTATTTCTAATTCTGCTTCTGATATACCTGCACTACCTATTGTAAGTGTTCCTGATATATCAACGTTACCATTTATGTCAACAGTTGTGGCCGCAATCTGTATTTCTGTATCTGCAACTAAATCTAACTGTCCATCTGTAGATGAATTAATGTATATTGCAGTATCTCTGAATTGTAATTTTTCTGTTGAAGCAACTAAGATGTCGTCACTAAACTCAAAGTAGTCTTCATCTTCCATCCATTTAAGAACACCATCATTACTTTCACCATCAAAGGTTACAGTAATATCTGTTCCTGCTGTGCCATCACCAAGCGTAAGTGATGTTCCAAGCATTTTAGTTATAGGACCACCTTCAGCAGTAGTGCCATCATGTGTATGTCCTGTACTTGCGGCAAAGGCGGCTAATAACTGGTTAAACTCGTCATTAGTATCGGATGCCTGTATAACGTCACCGTCAGTATACGTGGACTGTCTTGTATACGTTGCTCCCATTTATCTTCTTGCTCCTACTTGATATTCTAATCCAAAACCTTTTAATGAATATGGTGCTGTTGTGCCACCATCGTTTACTCTTAATGCAACTGCAAACCCTGAGCCTTCAACTGGTTGACGAACAAGAGGTTGTGATGTTCCACCATATGTACCTGTGCCATATGTTGATGTTCCATAAACTGCAACAACTTTTGATGAGTCAAAAGGATATGCTGCAGGTCGAGGTGCATCACCACTCTCATAATCATATCTTAAAAATAAATCTGCATCAATACTTGCTTCAGGTGCATAGTTTAATATAACCCTTTGCATATGTTTTCTTATTCCGGGATCTCCAAATGTTAAATCAGGACTTCTGTATTTTCCATCAACAGTAGCCCCATCAAAATCATTACCCTTTTCCTGTCTGTAAACATATCCATCAAACCCACCATGTATAGCTTTTACATCACCAGTTGTAACAAATGTTCCTGTTGTTGAAGGCTTTATTCCTCTCAACTTTGCAAATTCAAAAGTTTGCCCTTTTAAAACACATATTAAACCTTGTGTATCTTTTTCTGCATCTGTTGTGTTTGTAAAAAATAATCTATATTGTGTTTTATCAGGTATAACTATTGATTCAAATAAATCTGAATCTTTTATGTTTTTATCTATTTCAGGTTGCACAGCACGACTAATTGTTCCAATTTCAACGTCACCAATTCTTGCTGTACCTGCAACTGTACGTAATCCATCAGGTCCTAAGAATATTAAATCACCTGCAAATTCCTGTATGGTGTCTCCGTTTATACATCCAATATCTCTAGTAACAGGTGCTACAGCAAAATCACTTGACGAACTTCCTGTCAATTTAAATATTCTATTTTCACAAAAAATAAATAAATTTTCACGGAAAGCCTTTATACCCACAATAGTATCATCAACTTTTACAGATCCTGCACCACTTCCTGTATTAAACGCATCTTCATCAAAAGGTTGGCTAAATACTAATTCTTGTGGTGTACTAGACATTCCAGCATAAAACATGTGTTCTCTAAATGCTGTTACAAACTTTGCTCCCTCTACGCTTGATGCTGTAACGTCTGTAGCAGACAATGAAGTGTTAAAAACAGTTGGATCATTAGTTCCGTCTACAACAATAAATTTATCATTTCCATCAAAATTAAATGTTTCAAAATTATATTTACCAGCGTTTGTTCTACCTGTATCTCTTTCTGTCCAACTTTCTGAAACCACATCATTTACGGCATGTGTCGCAGCACTTGTAGAGCTTGTTGCTCTTGTTACACCTGTAAATGTTGTTGATGTAACTCCTGTGTACGTAAATATTTCAGAATTAATCTGTAATGTTCCACTTGAACTAAATCCTGTCGTGCTATCTACAGTGATAGTTCCTGAACCTGTCATACCTGTTCCTGAAGCAATAGTAGTAGCAAGTTCTGTGGATGCAGAACTAAATATTTTTTCACCTCTGGCCGCAATAACTTTATTTGCAAATTCTGCAACCATCAACAATTTTTCAGTTGATGCAGATGTTTGAGGTACTATGTGATTTATAAACTTTCTAAACCCACTTATTCTTCTGTACCCACCATCAATATCAGGTTCAAAATTTTGTAACTCTAACGCTTGACCGGGCTGCATTTTAAAAGTAGGTTGATTTAAAACAAGTCCACCTTCACAAGCAAATGCAAATGGTTGAGTTTGTGAAAGATCTGGCACTTACACAGCCCTCACATAATTTTTTCTATTAATGAGTTCAACTCTCATTCTTTTAACGCCATCTTCATATTCTTTATTTGCAAATTGTGCGTTTTGTAAATCTGAACGCAACATAAAAGAGTAATATCTTGCACGAGCAACAATCACAGATTCAAACCTTGCAGGTATTATTGAAGTGTCAGTTGAAGCAGACAAGTCTGTATGTGTAATGTAATAATCAAATTTTATAGATAAGTTATCACTATCTGGTATTGGACTAAATCCTATTTCATCATTGTAGCTAGTATAAACAAAATCTGGAACACCTAATTTATCTACTGAAGATGCAGAATCTTTTTCTCTAAAATTATCATTCCATTCTTCATAAGTTATATAATTTAATTTTTTTGGATTAGTATCATCTTCTGTGAGACTTATGAATCCTATAAATGCATTTGATCCAGATGCTTCAGTCAATGTTATAAAATGTGTTACAGCCGTAGCAGTAAATGTAAAACTTGTATACGAAGACTCATTTGCATTACTTATTGTTATAGTTTGTGATTTAGTTTCTGAACCACCAGATGATGTTCCAATCGTTGCAGTGATTGTTGCACCAGTAAGTTTAATTATAACTTCATAACTTTTACCAACTATAAGATCAGATATTTCTTGAGTAGCTGATGCACTTGTTAATTTAAGAGTGTTACCAAATTTAGAACTAGCGGCAGGAGTTCCTGATACAGTTGTCCAACCTGTTATTGATGCTGACCCATCTACTTCATAATCACCATTAGTGATATAATCTTTGGGTTGTAAAAATACAGTATCATAGTCTACATATTTTAAAGATGAAGATACAGTTGAAAAAGCATATAATTGTTTACCTGATATTAAATCAAGTGTGCCTTCTGCTCGTGTAAAGGGCCAATTAAGTTCAGCATTTATTATATCTGATATAGCTCTGTTTACAAAGTCTTTAATAGATGTTTGTATTCCTCTTGAACTGCCAAAACTAGAGCTAGTTAGTTCAACTTCATTAACATCTCTTAACACATTATTTACGAGTGCTAGATACGTGCTTGCCATCTTGTTTCTCTAATTTATAAATTAATTTGTAAACTTCTTTGAAGTTTTTTATGATTTGATCTTTTTGTTGGTCAGTAGTTGCTTTTTTCATAGCAAACTCAAACGCTTCTTTACACAACTGCTTCATATTCTAGTATATATGTATACGAAATAAATTGCAACCTTTATCGTTTAAATTGGTCTTTTATGCTTTTTACCACACTCTTTATGTCAAAAGGTTCTTCATTTGGTCTGTAGGGGCATTGATACTCTCTTGGACATTCTCCTGCATCATATGGAAGATATTCTCTATACTGAGTATTATTTGCTCCAATAAATACACATACACGTTGTTTGTTTCCTAGTATTTGACTTGCTAACCTACAAGTTGTTGTTTTACCTCTTGCTTCACTTATTCCTAGCAAGATGTAAACAGCAAAAGCAAGTGCAAGTAATGCTAGACGGAAAGACTTACTATCCATATCATCCATCCTATTGCTCCACATCCTATAAGTGATGCAATGCCTATGATGGTATAGTCTCGTATCTGTCTGTTTCTTTCCTCTCTAGCATATACGGCTTCCCTTCTACTTCGCCTAATACGACCTTCTTCTTTTATTAAATCATCCCATGCTTGTAAGCCGTAGTTAGCTATTAAAAAATTTTTAAGTTCTTCTCTTTGTTTTTGGAGTTTCTTCTTACTTGCATAAGACTCCATTGCAACCTGCTCTATTGAGCCATTAAATAGTTTATCAAACGTTGAAGGGCTGTTTGCATTTTTGTGAATGTTATCTACATCACTTACAGCAGACATCCATGTAGATAATTGTGATCCTAAATCTTCAATCTCACGACCCATCATAATGGCTTTCTTTATACCATTATATGCGGCCGTTGCTCCACTGACTGCAGCAGATAACGTAATAGGGTCAAGCATGTTTATATCCTTTAAATTTCTTGTCTCTAGGTTTGAAGTATTGAGACAAGGCTAGTTTATGTCTTTCCCTGTCTTGTTGTTTGATAAGTTCTAGCTCTGTAAATCCACACCTTTCATTCGGCTTATCAGTCTGTCGGCTCTGTTTGTTACTTGGTTGTACCATCTACTCTGTTTCATTTGGTTTGCGGCTTCGATGTGGTCGCCATCTTTTACAGCCTGTATCATTAATTTAAATTTAGAAAATCTTGGGTATCCAAGATTATACATCATATTTGCCATGATTAACTTTACTTGTTCGTTCATAGCATCCCAATCATCAAATATTTTTTTGCAGTCCATGATTGTTATGCTTATGTCTTGTTCAAAACACTCAATAACTCTTTGTTCAGATATTGGTGTTCCAACAGGCTGTCCGTACTCTGGATCATTATCTTTAATTAAATGTCCAATTCCAAACGTGGGTAAATTTAAATGATCGAGATAAATAGAATTTACCTTTCCCTCATCAATCTCTAATTCCACACGTAACCTATCTATAAATGTTTCCATTATCTTTTCCCACTGATTGCACTAAAACCAAAATATGCCCCTACTAAACCACACATACTTATATATTGTGTCATGAGAATACTCTCTGCTTCTGATAACCTGTCTGGAAAAGCTAGAGTCAGTATAGTCGTAATGCCCATAAGAATAATTAAAACCCAAGCCATTCTTCTTTTGTTTACTTGATATGCCATTTTATCAGGGATTAAATCATCATCCCCACATCTGCAAGCACCATCACAAACATCACAAGCCATTATTTTTTCTTTCTCACGTGTCTGTTTTGATACCTTTTTCTTTGGTCTTTTTCTATTTTTGTTAAGGTTTTAGCTTGTTTGCCATGAGCTTTAACTGCTTTTTTTAAACCCTTTATAACTTTTTTTAAAGGTTTAGTATAATGTGGCATTAATCATTCTCCTGATAAAGGTTATTAAATGTAGTATGTGGATCTAAATAACTCTCATGCTGTTCGGCTGAGTGAGTCCATTGGGATGGTGCAAAGTCTGGAGGACCTTCACCTGTTCGCCACAGAGCAGGACTTGTTGCACGAACTCTGTTATTTGGTAATGCAACTAAATTACCTGTCCACTCTCCTGCATCTGTAAGATACAACACATGGCTTTGTTTGTGTTGTGCAGGATCATCGGCTATATCACTGTCTGTGTAGTCTACAGTGAATAGGTATTTACCTTTGTAAAACTCGTTATCTATCTTGCATAACCACGGACTAGAACTTACTCTATCCATCACAATAACGCTATGATGTCTTGATTCACAATCCCAAGGTTGTGCTAA